TTTTTTTCTTGGCATTAGAATTGATAATCTCGATTTTTACGAACATTTGAACCTGGTTGTCTTGATGCTCTGTCTAGCACCTCATTCCAACCACTAGATCTTGCTTCTCCTGTCCACTTAAACATTTCTTGGGGGGAAGCAACACCTGCTTGCCAATCCTTATCCCATTCTGGATTATCTTTTCTCCACTGATCATATTGTTTCATAGTCATGGAGAGTTCTTTCTTCTCTTTTGTCTCTTTATGTATTACTGGATATGTCGGCATGATTTTTTAATTTGTGTAAGATTATTTAGACCCATTCTAGAGCCTCGGAGACTGCTGGAAATTGTTTGATGAATACTTTTTGACATTCTTTGGCAATATCCATATGTTCTTTTTGAGTTCCATGTGCTGACCTTAGATTGATGTAATGTATCCAAGAACGACATGATCCTGTCATATAGATTCGAGTAGGTGTACAAAGTGGTAATACCATTCTAGCACACTCTTTAGCAACACCTTGAGAAAGCATTTGCTCATATAAAGAAGTTGCAGAACTAAACAAAGTAATCATTTGACGATTTAATTTATCAACCGTCTTCTCATCTAGATCATCTATACTGTTTTGGCGATTTTTTAAATCTTGTCTACGAAGTTCTGGTAATTCTATGTCACCTAATGATGTGCTAGTCGCATATCTTTGTGAAAACTCTTGAAATGTGAAACTACGATGTCTTAAAATCTGTGCTGCGATAGCACGAGTGGTTTCTATCTCAAGTGTCATTGATGATTGTTCAAATACAGACCAATGATTATGTTTAATACAGTATTTTAATAATCCAGAATAATTTGGATTATCCTGATTACTTGGATTAGATACTCTGGCAATATGTGCCATAGTTTTCTCTGCATCAGGTGTGATGCTTATAAGTTCTACGTTCATTTACCAAATCCCTTTGAATTTTTTGCTTCAACAACGGCAAGTTCTTCTTTTATCACTTTTAATTGTGATTTCATACTCTTAATTTGATCATCTGTGTATAAATGTTCTTGTTTAAGAAGTCTTTGAAGCATTTTTATGAGTCTTTTCGCTCGGTTAGTCTGCATAGCCATCGTCATCGTCATAAAGTTCATCATAATCTTTGGGTGGATTAAATGCTTTTGAATTTTGATAAGCATCTACATCAGAATAAACCTCTGCTTTAAGAGAGTCAAGAACTAATTCTAAATTACGAACAAGTAGTTTTAACTTTTCTCTTTCCATAAGAAATTTTCATTTTATTTAGTATAGCACAAAAAAAGAAGGGTATCAACCCTTCTTGTATAGAAACTGAATTTCAGCATTTATGATTGTGAGAAAGATAGCAGATGCTACCAAAATCTCTAGAGTCTCAATCATTTAACACTTGTAAGTTCTTTTTCTTGTCTTACACCACGGTAAGTTAGATCGACCTTGTTAGTTTGCTGTGATCTGTTTCTATCGGTGTCATATACAACACCACGGTATGTGACTTGTGCCATTTGGTTTTCTCCTAAAGTAGTTGGACTTTTTAAATCCGTTCCTTCAGTCGTCTTTTGCGTCCTCAAAACATACTGGATCAGTATGTGCGATAATTACTCTAGTCATCTCTAACCTGTTAGGGTCAAAAGGTCTAACTAAAGACAGCAACTCATTGGCATCTGCACAATTAAGTGGAGAACCGAGTAATACTAATTTCATTAAAATGTTATACATGAGGATGAACGAACCCGTTCCGAGTCGGCTTACTTGCGTCCAATGATATAAGCATCACAATTACCTGACACTTTAGTTCTCAAGTAATCTATAAGATACTCGTGAGCATCAGAGTTAAGATTCTTATCGCTAAGTATCTCAATTCTGTTTCGGTTCCATTCTGAACAAGACATTTCCCAATGGGAAGCATTATGCTCAGTAAGGAGTGATGCCAGTAGTGTGAATTCTATCATTTGGATGAACGTAAAGGTATGTTAGCATACCCACACTATTTAGCCAAGTTTTTTGTAATAAAAGTTACAGAAAACCCTACAGATCAAAATTTTGGCGGGATTTTTTTTCGCCTATTTTTGGAAAAAAAAGTCAATTTTGGTTTTGACCCTTCTTTTTTTTCTTTTTGGGTGCTGTTGCCGATTGATAACCCCACAGGGCAGGTTTGATTGTGCCCTTACCATAATCAATAATTTTTATACCCATCTTAAACTTATCATAGTACATATCAAATAATTTAGTTCTTGTACCCCTTGCTAAATCACGATGAGCTGTGCCATCAATTTCATATGTTACAATCCAAGCATCTGATGGTGCATCAGTCGTCATTACTTCATCTAGTGAACCATTCTCAATTAAAATTTCACATCCATAAGTTTCTTTTGATTTTTCTTTCTCTGTTGTTGTCCAGAATAATACTTTTTTATCAGAATTTTTAGTTGTCATCATCTACCACCTCTACCTCCCCAAACAATATCTGGATATGCTTCTGCTACGACTTCTTTTGTAATTTTATACTTTGTTTCTAATTTTTTATCCTTAACAAGACATATTATTTCTGCCTCAAGTGGATGTAGTCCTTGAAGAATATTGATAAACATTGTTTCTCTACGAATCGCATTCAATGAATCCTGTCCACCACGAATAAACCGATAAAAGTGTTTGAACTCTCTACGAATCGTAGTACGACCCTGATCATCACTTACTCCTAACGAAAAATTACTCATTTCGTGCATTTTACGAACCTCTTCACTGATTTTTGTAGAAAGAGATCCACTATAAGTATTCTGATCATCATATCCCACATAAGGAACTTCTCCTTCTGGAAGAACTGAAACTACAGACTCATCAAAATTCCAAATGAATAATGATTTCAGTGATACATGTTCATATTTTTTTAGAACTTCAATCTTTTTTGCTTTTGACCTTTGTCTTGATACTAAATCAAATACTTCAAAGGCAAATGGATTTTTTGGAAGATTTAAAGAAGAACTTACCTTAACAGTTGTGGTTTTTCTTTTAGTTGTCATCTTCTTCGTCGATTTCGTAGTCATAATTGTTTTCAAATCTAAATGCTATAACCTCATCTGGAACTAAATTTCCATTTCCATCAAACATTTCGGGATGAGGTTTTGGTAACTCCCGATAGTTCATCATGTAGTCTCTTGCGACCCAACCCGCCAGTATTCCTACAAAGAAAAATAAAAGTGAGACTGGTAATAGTAAAGTTAATATAACATTGCTGTCAATAGTCATTTTTTTACCTCCTGGAAATTGAATGTTGAAAGTTTTTGTATTTTCTTTTTTCCTCCCATTCAGTATAAGTTCAAAACCACGATTTGAGTGGTCATTGACTTTATTTAGCTCATTAACCGATGATTTGTTTTTCTTTAAGAAATTTAATTGTTTCAACAGATCCTCCTAGTTTGTCCCCATTACAAATAACTTGTGGAAAAGTCGATCCGTATCCAAATTCTTCGTAAAACGAATCTCTATTAAAATGTTCATCTAAATTATACACCACAAACTGACTGTTTGTCAACTTTAAAACTTTTTTAACTTTATCACAATATGGACATCCATTTTTTGAATATACGGTAAAATTCATTTGTGCCTTAAAATAATAATTTATAAATTTAATATTTTCTTATACTATCATACTTTCTCAAGATTCCCAAGTTAGTGAAGTCTCATTATGTGTAGACGGGTTCCTTTTTGATTATCAAAATTGCTTCCACCATAATCACTACCACCTGTAGCATCTCCTAAGTCTTCATCAATCAACCAATCTGATCCATTAGTATTAGCATGAGCACGAACACGAATTCGAGTACCAGCAGTAAAATTTAAAACAAAAGTAACGACTGGTGTAGCAGTGTCTGTATCGGTACTTCCAGTACCACCACCTCTACCACCATTATTTTGTATCAAAGACCAAGTGTTTCCACTATCAGTTGATTGCTCAACACCTAATGCCCAATCACGAAGAGTATTAGCAGTAGCACAAGTAATTACTGCCTGAGCTGTCACCAAAAAATATCCTGTTTTTTGTATTTCGTAGTAATTAGATGCTCCACTTGACCAACCAGATTTTGTATCATCATAAGCCGAACCAAATTGAATCACTACAGTAGCGTTGTCAGAAAGACCTTGATTTTGAGTGTTAACTGTATGTGCGACTCTTAAGTACTCTGGAGTCGATACAGTTATTTCTCCTGATGAAACATTAACATCACCCGTAACATCAAGTTTTCCTGTGGGTAGAGTATTTGAACTTTGACCAATGGCTAAACCACCTCTAAAGTAGTTTGGAACATCCGTATCAATTCGGATACCTTGAGGTTGATGTAAATTTGTAGTCTTATCATAATTACCATAGAATAGGGCACACTTACCACCTGTTGGTTGTGCTGTATCATTATCATTATCAATTTGCCCCCAAACTCCCACAACATCAGTCGCAGTACCAGTTCCAGTTCCAGCAGAATGATTTGCTCTAAATTTACCCCCAACAATATCATTTATATTACCACTACTACTATTAGTATTTTGAGATATTCCATATACCCCAACCATGTCAGTTACGTTTCCTGAACTTTGTCTTTGAGTTATTGCATAAACTCCACGCATAGCTGAAACGGTTCCAGAGGTGTGAGTTGTTCTTACATCAGAATAAAGACCATAAGCATTATCATAATCCGCATTACAATTAACATCACTATGAATATTCCAGATTCTACATTCATCAGCCGTGCCACCACCAGATGCATTACCATTAAACTGAGCTAGTATACTTCCTCTTTCTCTATCAGCAGTGGCTGTTCCAACATCATCATCATCAAGTATTATTCTTGCACCAAACACTTGGTCAAGGTCTGCACCGACAATCGCACCATGTAGATATAAAATAGCTGTAGTACTATCAGTTATTTGAACTTCCATTCTCATGGTAGCTGCTTGCATATCCTCAGTATACTGAACATACAATACCTGATTGACCGTTATTGGAGGATAATCTGCAATAAAGAATTCTATTAATTGAAAATTAGACTGTGTATTGACTGACATTAGAATTGCGAAGTTACGTTGTATACATCAAGGTATGGAGACTCCTTGATTTCTGGTTGTGCAAGAGCACCACCCTCTTGATCTACTGGAGCTCCACCACCACCAGATGCAGCTGCCATTGCAGCACCAGTTCCTGCAGCGATGTCAACTTGTTTCTTAGTTTTAGCATCTGCTGCTTCTCTGTTCTCTTTTATAGTTTTATCAGTTAGTTCTGTTAGATTAGTTTTTTGCTCACCCTTTGCAAATATACCTCCAAT